GTGTAATAACGAAAAATGCAAATTTGGGGTCGAATAAACTGGCTCTACAGCTCACACCTCTAATAAAAATTCTTCCGTTTCGGGTCCGTCCCAGGGATGGCACATATCCTTAATTAGCGCGGTCGACTTTGGTCATAAAGTTGTCTTCCTTGCTCTCTTTCAATGTGGCAATCTGGGATCGGGGTGATCCTACACGGGTTATTCCTTCTCATTGAGCAGTGTCTGATTAGTCCAGGCCTACCTACAATTTTGTGTTATTTCTTATTCCAGTGGGTTTTTCTTAATTCCTAGTGTTTTCCTTCTAGTGTTTTCCAGTCGTCATTGGTTTAATCTGTCGCGCGTTCAGTGGCCAAACTTTCGTCGAAATTCTTCGTCAAGATCTTCATACGATAACAAAAGAGGCGCCTGCCCGTGGGATACTAAGCACTCATTAAAGTGCGCTTTAAGTCCGTGGAAGTACGCTTCGCCGTATCCATAAGCGAATCGTAGGGCATCATCTAGATTGCCCTTGAGTTGTTCCCAATCATCTGGACTCTTACGAATCCAGTTAGTCAGTCTCTTGATGGTATCTTCACGCATTGTCGCTTTCCAATAGCGACCGTCACGCCTGAATTTACATTTCAGAAACTCAACTTCCGTTACAGTTTTATAAGGGACTGTCCCCTTTCCGTCTTTAGTAGGTGGCACGGCGGATATGCCATATTTAGCGAGATTTTGGCAGATGGTAATGCCATTATAATGTTTAATCGCTCGCTGCGATGCGGCTCCGATATTGTCGTCTCCAACTTTCGATTCAACTGCATGTTCTTCTTTTTGCTCCAGGGATGAAATTTCTGGATCATTCTCGCGCATGATCTCAAGATAAACCATGTTCGACGTGTGATCGTGTACGTCAGAATTGCCCGATGAGGTGGTTCCCACACCAGACGGCATATGGTCAGTCACGTTGTACATAACATCACGAATGACGTGAGTACGATTAGTAATTGAGAGCATAGCGTGCGCACGCATTTGGAACATGTCATGGTTACGCTCGTGATTCAACATCACAAGGTTCCAATTTTCATAGCAATCATGCTGGTATTCTGCTTTCATGCCATTCACGTCCCACTTCTCCACATCATGATCAAAGAAGTATGGCCCAGCCTTAGCCAGGTGTTTGATTAGGTCGCTAGGGTCGGTTCCGAACATATCGAAACTGAGCGCGTTCCCGAGTTCAAACTCCGACTTGGTAATGACCGCAATTATAGCGCCATAAAGACGTCTGTGCACGATATTCCATGCAACGTTGCAGACATTGAAGACTCGAGTTTTACCAATCGCAATTTTCTCGATTGGTCTTAGCTCATCCTTCAACCAATCAGCGTAATAGTTGTTGACGATGTTGCCTTGCTTAAGATTTTCCCAAATCTCATCAATGTCCTTTTGTAACTCAGCTTTAGGGACCCATTGTTCCTGTCCCTCTTCTGATACGCCAGTACAATCAAACAGATATTTCTTGCCTGACTTGAGTGCGGGTCTATTGCACACGTACGGCCAGCCTGGAGATGAATCCATATTCATTTGTTCAATGATTCCAGGAATGCCATTTATGGCTTCATCTTGTGTGAGAGTACGAATAGGACCTGTCCACTTATGGACACGTTCA